GTCGAAGCGTCCCGGCCGCCGCGGTGGCGTCTGCCGGGTCTGGAGGAAGTCATGACTGCGAACTTCCTCCCGAATATTTGGGCGCCCGCACTTCTGGAACAGCTCAAGAGCAATCTGATCTTCCGGACCGGAGAACCGTTCATCGGTCCGCAGCCCAAACCGGTCCTGTACCGGCCCGTGGAGGGCTCCGCCCTCGCTGAAGTCATCGATTCAGAGCTGTACTGGAATGTTGTCCAGGACCATGAACGTGCTGAGGCCATCCAGGTCATGATCGACGCTCTCAACGAGTGGATCGACAGGAAGGTGTCGGCATGAAACCGATCCGCGTATTTCAGTGTCAGGATGACTGCTGCCTAGTCCAGGTCCCGTCCAAACGGTTCTGGTACATCGATGCACCGCACGCGCTGCGGGATTCGGCCGGCTCATTCAAGGCTGCTGTTGAGCGCGCCCTGGAACTCCGCGAAACCCTCCCGCAGGAGGTGACGGCGTGACCGGGGACGCGAAGGTCTCCCAGGTCGCGGAGCATCTGGGCCTCCACCCGGAGACCGTCCGCACGATGACCCGTTCGGGGGACTTCCCGAACGCGTACAAGACCGGCCGGGGCGGGCAGTCGAACCATATCCGTATCCCGTGGGCTGATGTTGTCGCGTACCGGAAGAAGCAGCCGAGGGTGAACCGATGAGCGAGTTTGAAGCGAAGTACAGCGGTTACTGCTGCTTGTGCGATGACCGCATCCGCTTAGGCGACCTTGCCACTTATGCCTTGGATGACGTTGTCGTGCACGCCGACTGTAAGGACTCAGCCCGGCCCGAGCGCAAGGCCGAGGTCTGCACACAATGCTGGCTGACCAAGCCGTGCGGCTGTGATGACTGACCTGTTCCCTGCCGTCCGTCAGGCGATCAACGACTCCGAGGGGGCCGCTCACACCCCGGACCACCTCCTGGATATGCAGGCCGCGGCGGCCGTTGAGGCTGTGGAGCGGTCCGGGTGGGTGGAGCGGGCGGGCTGGGAGTACGCGGCCCGGGATGGGGACGTGACCCTGTCGTGCGGGTTCCACACGTTCGATGGGGCGTATGGGGATGCGTTGGAGAACTTCCCGGGGATGGTGTGGACGATTGGGCGCCGGCCGATTGGTTTGTGGGAGGAAGTTGCGCACGAACCGGAGGAAAGTTGACGACACGCCGACCAAGTGTTGGCAACACTGCGCAACATGATGTAAGTTTGGACGTATCAACAAAAGAGGCCCGGAAGCTACAGACTCCCGGACCTCCAACCACCACAACCGACAGAAAGACTTGTGATGACCTCCTCCGAGAATACCAGCCGGCAGAACCCGAACGACATTTTCTGGCTCGCCCGCTACGCCCACAACCAGACGGCGTCCCTGTTCGAGCAAGCCAAGGCCGTCGAGCCGTCGACCGATTTCAGGATCAACATCGAATTCTGTGACGTGGCCACCGTCTACAAGGGCAACCACATCGGCATTAACTCCCACTGGAACCGCAAAGAACCCCTCATGTTCCAGCAGAGCACGTGGCTGTACACCAAAGCCGACGTGGACCGCTTCGCTGCCAAGCTCGCGGCCGACGTCTTCAAGCTCGAAGCGGTGACGGCATGACCTGGACGATCCTCCCCTGCCTGCTCCTCCTTATCGGGTTCGGCCTCTCCATCGCCCCGGCCCGCCACCACGACGCACACCTTCTCTGCCGCCCCGGCACCGGCTGTGTGGAGTGTGAATCATGACCATCTACTGCCCTGCGCAAACCTACCGGCAGACCCGCGACGAGCCCGCTGAGTACTGCGAAAACGAAGTGCCCGAAGAGGGCGACCTATGCTCCGTGCACGACGCCGACGCCCGCATGGACGACGACTACGACCGCTACCTGCAATCGAGGGACGACTCATGAACACCCAGTGCTGTTGCGGCGGCCGTTACCGCTGCGGGGAATGCCGCTGGGACATCTGCTACTGCACCTGCCCATTCACCGAACCGACCGACGCCGAACTCGCCGGCCACGGCATCACCATCCGAGAGAAGGCCCACGCATGAGCTACACCGTATTGGACCCGGCACCGGACACCGCACACTGGCTCCGGATGCGGAAGCAGGGCCTTGGCGCGTCCGATGCTGCCGCCGTGCTCGGGCTCTCGAAGTGGGGCACTCCCCTGTCGGTCTACCTCGACAAGCTGTCGGACTCGATTGACGACAACATGTCTGACCGGCAGGACTGGGGCCACCGCTTGGAGGAGCCCATCGCCCAATGGGTGCGGGAACGCAAAAACCTTGAGGTCATCGCCTCCCCCGGCCTGATCCGCTCCGAAGAGTTCCCCTGGCTGCTGGCCACCCCTGACCGTCTGGTGAACGCGGCCGACGTCGTGGTCCCGCTGGAGATCAAGTCCTCTGATGCGTTCATGGCGGACGCGTGGAAAGAGGGCATCCCGCTGAACTACCAGATCCAGATCCAGCAGCAGATCCTCATCATGGGCGCCCCGTATGGCTACCTTGTTGTTCTGCACGGCGGGAACACCCCGGAGTTCTACACAGTCCCGGCCGACCGGGAGTTCCATGAGCAACTGGTCCGGCTCACGCAGGCGTTCTGGGAGGGTAACGTGCTGGCTGGCGTCGCCCCGGAACCCATCAGCTTGGACGACGCAGCCCTGCTGTGGTCAGGCGACCCGGACGTGAAGGTCGAAGGCGGGGATGCGCTCTATGACCTGTGGGGAGCCTACGGGCTGATGCAGGCCGAAGCCGTTGCCATCAACGAGAAGCTTGACGCCGTGAAGCTCCAGCTCCAGATCGCCATGAAGGACGCCGTCGAACTGACCTACCACGGCGAAACCCTGTTCACCTGGAAGCCCCGGAAGGGCGCGACGAAGTTCGACGACAAGAAATTCCAGCAGGACCACCCCGACATGTACCCAAAGTACTTGAAGACCGGCGCACCAACCCGCACGTTCCTCCGGAAGAAAGCCAAGGACAATGACTAGCCCGCTCGCAGAAGCAACAGCCGTCAAGGCTGTTGAGCAGAAGAAGAACCCGACCGCCCGTGACCTTGTGCAGGCACAGCAGCCCGCCATTGAAGCGCAACTCGCCGGGGCCATGAACTCGGCAGCGTTTGTCCGCGCCGCGATCTCCAGCGTCTCCGCGTCCCCGCAACTCCAGCAGGCCACCCCCTCATCCTTGCTCGGTGGGATCATGCTCGCCGCGCAGCTCAAATTGGAGATCGGCCCCGCGCTCGGCCACTTCTACCTGACGCCCCGTCAGGTGTCCAAGAAGGAAGGCGACAACTGGGTCAAGACGTGGACCTGCCTGCCGATCATCGGCTACCAGGGGTACATCGAACTCGCTTACCGTTCCGGACGTATCGAGAAGATCGAATCGTTCCTCGTACGTAAGGGTGACAAGTTCGACCACGGCGCCAACAGTGAGCGCGGCCGGTTCTTCGACTGGTCCCCGGCCGACTATGAGGAGAAGCGCGAGTGGACCGGCGTCGTCGCCATCGCCAAGATCAAGGGTGCCGGCACTGTGTGGGCGTACCTACCCAAGGATAAAGTCATTGACCGCCGCCCGGACCGGTGGGAGAAAACTCCGTGGGGCACCAATGAGGAAGAGATGGCCCGCAAGTCCGGGATCCGCGCCCTCGCCCCGTACCTGCCGAAGTCCACAGACCTTGGCAAGGCGTTGGAAGCTGACGAGCACAAGGTGGAGCACATCGCCGGGGTGCATGACCTGATCGTGTCCAAGGCTGATGACGTGGTGGAGGAACCTGCGGCGGCTGAGCAGTGAACGGCCGCCAGTTCGCGCTTTACCTGGCTAGAGATCTCCACTGCGTGTGCGGCTGCGCGGGCCGGGAGGACACGCTCGTCCCCCAACACCGAATCAACCGGGGACTTGGCGGATCCAAGGTACTGGACCGGCCAGCCAACGTGATTGTCATGTGCTCGCTGGTCAATGGCCGGATTGAGTCCGACACGAAGTGGGCTGGCGCGGCCCGTGAGTACGGCTGGAAGCTGTCGCGGTGGGAAGACCCCGAAGCAACCCCGTTCTACGACCGCGGCACCGGCACCTGGAATTTACTGGACAACCTTTACCACCGAACCATCACAGAGAAAGCAGCAGCATGATGCAGAAGTACCGCAAAACAGCAGTAGCCGCCGTCACCGCTTTGGCGGCAGTGGCCCTACTTTCCGCCTGTTCCTCGGACGCCAAAACAGCCTCGGACAACCTATCCAAGGCAGCAGACCAGTTCGAGGTTCAGCGCTCGATTACGGGCATCAATGGCATCACCGGCCAGCCTGTCTTCTACGTGGAGGGCCGGTGCTCCATTGACCCTCAGGACCGCAAGCTAGTCGTCACCTGCAGGCAGGGCGAGAACGACTACCGCAAGCACTACATCGGTCTCAGCGACAACACGTTCTATGTGGCCGAGCAGCTAGCGCCGGTTGACGTTAGCGTCTACCACACCCGCATCATTCTCAAGCCCGAGGCCATCCTTCCGGAGATTGACCTGCAGGCGGGCAAGCAGTGACCGTAACCGTCTACACCAAACCGAACTGCCAACCATGCCGGGCCACGAAGCGCTGGCTCGATAACCGGGGCATCGACTACAGCGACGTGGATGTCACCACATCCCCGGCGGACCTCGAGGCCATCAAGGCGCTCGGTTATGAGGGCGTCCCCGTCGTTATCGTCTCGGGCCGGACCCCGGAGACAGACCTCCACTGGCACGGCTTCCACCCTGACTTCCTCACCAAGTACACCCTCACAGAACAGGCAGCATAGACATGGCAGGCGAAACCATTCTCCACATCACCGGCAACCTCACGGGCGATCCGGAGCTCAGATTCACACCGTCCGGCAGCGCGGTGGCTAACTTCACGGTCGCCGCGACTCCGCGCACGTTCGATCGGAACAGCAACGAATGGAAGGACGGGGAAACCCTGTTCATGCGCTGCGCCGCCTGGAAGGAACTCGGCGAGAACGTGGCTGAGACCTTGAAGAAGGGCATGCGCGTCATGGTCGAGGGCCGCCTCAAGCAGCGTTCCTACGAGACGACGGCCGGCGAGAAGCGGACCGTAATCGAACTGGAAGCGGATGAAGTGGCGCCGTCCCTCAAGTACGCCACGGCCAACGTCACCCGCACCCAGCGCAGTGGCAACGGCCAGGGGAACGGCGGGTTCGGCGGCAACAGCCAGGCGGCGGCACAGGAAGACCCGTGGGCGACCCCTGCGGCGTCCAACACGGGCGGGTTCGGCAACAGCCCCGACTCGGAACCTCCCTTTTAGGCCAGTCCCTTGAGGGG